TAGTGTAACTAGTTCACCTAAAATTCTACCATACTTACCTCTACTATCATCGGTTTTGGTTTGGAGTATAATGTTTGAGCCTACTGGACAGAATTCTAAAACTTTTTGTTTAGCTAGGTTCCCGAATACCTTCTCTACCTTATCTGATGTTCTGCTCTCTGGGGTGTCTATACCATAAAGGCGAATGCGCTGCTTTTTAAGCCATACATTAAACCCTAAATCGATATCAACGTCTACTGTATCACCGTCAACTACTCTACTCACAACTGCTTTATACTCGTACATCTAACTATTTAAGACCATCTACGACAAATCCGCGCTTTGTTAGGGTGCGGGGAAATCTGCGCGATTGTATAAATAATAGTATGAGTAAATATTCTAAATTATCTAAAGAAGAGCTTGAAGAACTTGCCCGTAAATATGGGGTGGAGTTAGATAGAAGGCTCTTAAAATCTAAAATGGTTAAACAGCTCGAAGAGCATATATCTTCTTTGTCTAAGGATGAGCTAGAAGAGCTAGCAAGAGAAGATGGTGTAGAGCTTGATAAGAGATTAGCTAAAGAAAAGCTTGTAGAGCAGGTTGCTGATATAGGAGAAGAAGAAGTAATTAACCCTTCTATACCAACTTTAGCAGAACAAAGAGCAAAACTTCGGAATTTAAACTTCTAATTGATTAAATAATTACATGGCTTTAGGAGACAACACAGCATTTTTTAACGAAACCACCTTTTTATTAGGTGATCAACAAACTGAACAATTAGGTGTATCAGGTATGACTATTACAGCAGCAGGTGGAGGTGCAATTGATGCACCAGCTGCTAAAGTATTATTTACTAAGAAAGCAGGAGCTGATACAAGCATTTATGTAAGAACAATTGTTGATACGGTAAGAGACTTAAAATTTACAATAAATATTGATGCAAGATATTTAAATGATACTATTGCAGTTATTACTGCTGATAGACTTGCAGTACAAGCATCTTTTGTTGAAGGTGGAGGTACAGGTAGTGAAGATATGATTTTATCAGCTAAAGGTAATAATTCAGTTGGACCTACTTTGAGAAGATTATACCATCTAGGTTACGTTTAAGATAAATTATATAATTTAAAAGAAAGGTGTTTCCGGAAACGGTTACACCTTTTTTATGGGAACTGTGATATAATATATATCTTATATGATTACTATTAAACTTAATTGCGATAAAGATATACGTCAGAAGTTAAAAACATATAAAATCGATAAACATAAATTAGAAAATTTCCTGAATTATCATACTAATAACTTAAAAAAGACTAGAAAATGGTGGCATTATGATATTGATGTAAAGGGTATTAAAGGTACTGATTCTCAATACTTCTGGGATGAAGATGAAATCGAAGTAGCTTTAAATTGTTGTGATTGCAAAACTCTTAAACAACGACGTATATTCTTTCTTTCTAGTTTAGTACATGAATATAGACATTGGGTACAATGTAAGTTAGAAAATGTATCAGATAAAAAATTAGATTATAGTGAAGAAGATATTGCAGAACGTACCGATACCTATACTAAGAATAAATATGAACTAGAATGCAATGAATGGGAAAATCTAGTTGAAAAATTTAATGATTTTATCTAATTAATCTGTTGGCCATAAACGAGCTTTCATATACTCGATATCTTTCTTTATCTCAGCTATATCAACTTCCATTTCTTTCATACTCTCTGTTATAATAACATCACCATTAGGTGTTATGAAATTGCTTATTAATGTTTCGATTTTTTCTACCAATGGTAACAATTCTCTTATCTCAGTTTGATTTGATTGAGCCATAAATCGTAAGGCTTGTGTGTCTGTTTCTAAACTTTCAATTTTTAATTGAATTATTTGTTGATCCTTCACATATACTTCTTGTGAAACGTAATTACTATTCAACCATAAAGCGGCCAACGCGCCTATAGCAGCCAAGAAGAAAGTAGCAAAATTAATATTTTCCAAAAAGGAGCGAAAGAAAGTAATAGGCTTTTCCATTTTAATATATTTATTAAATTTTCTTATATTAAATAATAATAATGAGTGATAAAAACGAAATTTTTAACCTTTATGAGCAAAGTCTCAATCAATCGGGTATAGCTTCTATGCAACAAAGAAATAATGATAAAAATTATGGTAAATATACACCCGATCAAAGCAAACAATCATATCAAAAGTATAATATACCCACTGTTTCAGCAGCTAAAGTAAAAGGAGCTGCTTTTGTACCAAATGGTATTAGTGATGAAGAAATGATTATTAAAGGTTATGGTGTAATTGACAGCAGTCAAGCAAGTAAGCTTCTAGATAGATTAAAAGATGATATACACGATTTAATTAATAGAAATGTTACAGGTGCTGTACTAAAAAGTAAGATAGATCTATATACATCTATTATAGAACAAATTACTTGATTATTGAAATTTATATATTATAATTAATATGTGGGTGATATATTAAAATTAAATTGGGATAACGTAGATTTTTTAGTTGAATGTTTATCAGATCAAATAAAGAGTAAAAAAATTAATTATGATACTATTATTGCTTTAGGTAGAGGTGGTTTGATACCAGGTGCTACTTTAAGTTATAAGCTAGATATATATAATCTTTATAATTTAGGGATTAGTACAAGAGAAGATGATGGTAAATATCTAGATACAATAGTTTATCAAAAACCTACCGGTTTAAATAAAAATTCTAAAATTTTAGTAGTTGATGATATAAATGATAGTGGTAGAACCTTTACAGCAGTAAATTCTATTCTTCAGTCTGAATATAATATAGATAGTGATAATATATTATATGCAAGCTTAGTGATGAGAGATGGTTCAGAATTTAATAAAAATATTATTTTTGGTAATATTTTGTATACTACTAGTTGGTTACAGTTTCCTTGGGATAAATAATTAAGTGAAGGCTAGACCATTTTATTTCGAAATTAAAGATATGCTTACGCAGTTTGTTGCTGCGTTTGATGATATTATCATTGGCAGGTTTAACAGAGATAGGGTTGAAAAAGATAAAATTAATGTTAGGTATATATATGCACCTAAACAACGGGTCTTATATGATCTCGTTAACGAAAATAAAACTTTAACTTTACCAGTTGTATCGGTTAATGTAACTAAAATCTCTAGAGATACAACTAGAGTTTTCAATAAAGTAGATGGTTTTTATTATCAAGGTAGTGTTGGAGGTGAAACGGTATCTAGGCATATTAAATCCCCTGTACCGGTTAATATCGATTTATCTGTTTCTGTTTTAACTAGATATCAAACTGATATGGACCAAATATTAAGTAATTTTGTCCCTTTCTGCAACCCTTATGTTATTATATCTTGGAAAATACCTGAAAAATTTAAACTAAGCGTTGATCAAGAAATTAGAAGTGAAGTATTATGGAATGGAGACGTTAGTATGAATTACCCCACTGAACTAAATTCAACTCAGAAAGCAAGGGTTACTGCAGATACATCATTTACAATTAAGGGTTGGTTATTTAAAGATACTGATGATCCATCTGGTAATATATTCTTTATTGATTCGAATTTTACCTCTGAAACAAATTTAGAATATTATGATAATTATGAATCTTTATCTGCTTCTTCTGGGTCAGTAACTACAACAAAATCAATTGAAGTGTCAGGTTCACCATTTATTACAGATATTTTTTATGACGGTGTTAAATTATTTGATGATTTGACTTTAGGTGACGATTTTTCAGGTAGTGTAATTCTTAATGGTAGTAGTTTCACAAATACTAAAACTGTATTATTTAGTTCAACAGATAGTAGTATGTATACATCGCTTACATCATTACCTGCTACTAGTAGGCAACCATCAATATCAGGTCAATCTATACCCTTTACATTAGTAAATGATTTTACTTTAAGCTTTAATTTACCTACATCATTATCTGCAGGCAATGGTAATGTTAGATTTATACCTTATAATAAAGCAGGATATGCATTTAGTGATAATACATTAGTAACTCAAACATATAGTGGTAATAGCACCTTTATTAAAGTAGAATAAGTATTAAATAATAATAATAATGGCCGATCAACAAAATAATTCAGGACAATCTGGTTTTTTAAAGAATCTTGTTAATAAACTACCATATCAATCCGTAGATTTTAATAAAGTATTAGGAGATTTAAATCCTCAGTATAATACTTTTGAAGAAACAGGAATGAGAAGAGTAGAAGCTCTGGCTAAAAACTCTGTTTTTTATAATAATGATTTTAATAATACAGGTAGTGGTCAAATTGCTATTGATGGTAATTATAATTCATTAGTGTATGCCAATGTAGAAGAAAATAAAGGTGGTAGATTAAGAGACTACCGAGTAATGGCAGCTTTTTCTGAAATTAGTGATGCGTTAGATGAAATCTGTGATGAATGTATTAATAAAGATGAAAACGGAAGTATTGTAAAACTAAAATTTAGAAATACTGAATTAGATGGTATAAAGCAAGTAGAAATACAAGAAGAATTTGAAAAATATATCGACTATTTTGACTTTGAGAAAAAAGGTTTTGAATATTTTAGACAAATTTTAATTGAAGGTGAGCTTTATTTTGAGCATATTATTCACAAAGGTTATACAGAAGATGGTATACTTGGTGCAGTTATCTTACCTGGGGATTTAATTGACCCGATATATGATAATATTAATAATATGATTATTAAAGGTTATATTTTAAGAAAACCTATTTTTGATCCTAATAAACCAGAAAAAATTGAAAAATTTGATTTTATACCAATGGATGAAAATCAAATATCATATATAAATTCAGGTATCTGGAATCAAGATAAAACTTTTAGATTACCTTTTATTGAAAATGCTAGAAGAGCGTATAGACAACTTTCGTTAGTAGAAGATGCTATAGTAATATATAGACTTGTTCGTGCCCCGGAGCGTTTAGTGTTTAATGTTGATGTAGGTAACATGGCACCACCTAAGGCAGAAGCATATTTAAGAAAATTAATTCAAGAATATTGGAGTAAAAAGACTTTTGATTCAAATCAATCCGGTCAAGTTCAAAAGTTTAACCCTCAATCAATGCTAGATTCGTTCTGGTTTGCTAAAAGACAAGGTTCAGAAGGTACATCAGTTACTCAGTTAGCTGGAGGTGCTAATTTAGGTGAGTTAGCTGACCTAATGTATTTTGTTAATAAACTATATAAAGCATTAAAAGTACCACTTAATAGATTAAATCCTGATAGTCAATTTAGTGATGGTAATGAAATCTTAAGAGAAGAATTAAAATTTGCTAAATTTATTATTAGAATGCAACAGCAATTTGCTGGTGGTCTTAAAAATGGATTTATAACTCATCTAAAATTAAAAGGATTCTTTGATGAATATGATCTTAAAGCTCCTAATATACATTTAGAGTTTAATGTACCAACTAATTTCTACGAATTAAGAGAGAGTCAGAAGTTAGAACTTAAAGCCACAAACTTTAATTCGTTAGCGTCTAATGAATTTGTAGCAGCAACTTATGCACAAAAACGTTACCTAGGTTGGAATGATGTCGATGTAAAGGCTAATAGAGAGTTCTTACGTAAAGATGCTGAACTACAATGGGAGCTACAGCAAATTGGAGCGGGTGGGCCGAATTGGAGAGATGATTTAGCAGGACCAGCTGAAGGTGAAGCACCTGCTGGTGGTGGTATAGGTGCACCTGCTGGAGGTGCTGATGGGGAAGTACCTCCTGAATTTGGCGGTGGGCCTGCTGATGTAGG